TTACCTATCTGCATCCAGTGCCCTTGACTGGCTTACTAGATTAGAGTCTCATGCCCACCCGACAAAATCGCGGACATTTGTATAACGAAACGATAACGATTATCGGGGTCTGCCGTAAGACTTGCCCGCCACAATAAATGTGCCGTCCTTCTCCATGTGGATAAGATCGACCTGCACTTTGGCTTTGTTCACATAGATGATGGCGAAAGCCTGCTGCCAATTCGCAACGCCCTTAGTGTAAGCAGCTTGCTTAAAGTCCATGAGATTGCCTACCTCGACACCATGCAGGACACGCCCTATGCGACCCCCAGAAGCCTCTGAGAAGGCTGATCTGCCTGCTCTGTGGGTATGACCTGATATAACATTCTTTCCGTGCCTACGAGCCGCTTCTAGGGCTGATAAGCCCCCTTGTGGCTTGATGGGTGTGTGATCTCCATGGACTGCAATCCAGTTAGGTGCGATAGGCATTGGGTTCTTATGGAAAGTGATACCTAGTTCATCAAACTTCATAAATTTCTCAAAGCGCAGCTCTGGCAGTGCTCCGAATGCAGGCACTTTAGCCATGATGATGTTATACAGGCGATCTGTGTGATTGCTACGGATGCAATCTGTTACGCCTAATTCCCAGAGTAACTGCACAGCTTCATTGCGGTCATCATCTAGGGTCTGGGCATAACTGCCCATGCGCCCTTCTTCCCATTTGCTTATCTGGGGAAGGTCGATCTCATCGCCAATAGTTACTACTTGATCTGGCTTAAACTTTGTGATGAAACTAGAAAGGTTACGAGTGGCTACCCGATCATGGTAAGGAACCTGAAGATCGGACACGACTACGATTCGCTTAATCGTCATCCTCATCTTCGTAATCGCCTAGCTTGTCTGGCTCAACTGGCTCTGGCAAGATCCAGCGCGGATACGACATAGGCTCTACGATAATTGCCAATGCTAAATCGACATCAAAGCCTGCCCTGCGTAATGCCCGATACATCTCCTGCAAGCTGATAGCCCAGGCATCGAGTGCGCTGTAAGTATCTAGATCGATTACTTTCTTTCTTGCCATGAGAAAATTATCTCTCTAGAAGTATGTTATAGATCTCATCGACACGCGAGTGGAGTCGCTTAATCTCTGTTAGTAAATGAGTAATGACAAAGCCTGACAAGCCACCCAAAGTGACTAGCGTGGCGATGTAGAGCTGAAAGAAATCTGCTTGTGTCACTTCTTAATTCCCATAGCAGGATCATTAGGTGATAAGTAGCGCAAAACAGGTGGAAGGATTGAAGCAATGCCTGCTGCAACGAGTGCTTTAGGATCTGTGACCCCAGCTGCTGCCATTGAAATGACTGCCACTAGGAATGCTCTAGCCCATGAGCCTGCTGCTGTCTTTAGTTCATTCATTATTCTCCGCCTAACATAGGTATCTGAAAAAAAGCCCCATCATTGTCAGCTTCTTTCTTAAAGCTAACATGCATGTGCTTAGTGTGTTTGTTAGCCCCTGTGTACTTGCGCCACTTCCAGTTAAGGATGTGGGAACAGATTCGTCCATCGAAAATGATGTAACTAATACGCGTGTCTGCTTTTGACTTTGATAAGGCACGAAGCTGATCTGCAAGATCGCCCATAATGTCTGGCTTTGATCCCTTGAATAAGTCACGATCGACATCAATGGCGCGTACCCAGCCTTGCTCATCTGGATTATGATCAGACTTGCGAGCAGCGTGTCGGGTATCACCGATCCAGCCATCCGATGTGCGGTGACGATCGGGGAACGAGTCATCGATCTGCTCTCGTAACTGAATCGCAGCTTTGGAAAGTTTAGGCTTCATCTGCTATCGCAGCGGATTTTGCTTCTGCTGCTGCGTTGTCCGATAGAAATTGCTGATACTCAGCATCAGTCATTTCGCTATCGATAATCTCGTTAGTCTCTTGGTTATGTACGCGTTTCATTGGATTTGGCATTATTTGACTCCGTAGATTTTGACTGTTCCGCCATTAAGTGTTGCACCAGTTACAAAGCCGATTGAACTTATTGCAGAATTAAGCACAATCGTGCCTGTTTCATTTGTCCAAATCTGAAATGAGCTTGTATCTCTAACGCCTGATCCAATCAAACTGTAGTTTTTGTATGATGTTGTGGATGCATAATCAAAAATTGTGATTGTAACTTTGTTATTGGTTGAGTTTGACAGGAAATTATAAGAGTTATCAATCATCCAGTTTGATCCACCGGGCTGTGAAAATGTTGTAAGTGTTGTATTCATTGATCGCAATGCAATAATGTTTGATGCGTTGTCTAAACCATTTGGCTGCCAGCGGTAACTGTAGTTTCCAGTCGCTGTAACATTGGCAATTTCAATTACCAAATCTTTGTAGGTCTGGTTAATTGAACTGATAGTAATGCTTGAACCCGACATTGAAGTTGTTGAGAGCAAAGTCATTCCACCACTTGCAGGCGCTGCCCATTTCAATCCTGTGGCTGCACTTGAATCGGCAGTTAGCACAGTATCGTTAGCACCAACTGCTAGGCGCGCAGGTGTGTCTGCTGCTGTGGCTGCAATAATGTCACCCTTAGCATCTACGATTGCGTTCTGAATCGCGTTGCTGTCATCCTGAGCAACCCATGAGAAGTCCATGTCTGTTCCAGATGCCTTAGCAAGTACCTGACCAGTAGTGCCACCCTTTAGATCCACAAGTGATGTGTCAATGGCATTGATAGCTGTACGAATAGCCAATGCACCATTCTTTACGAGGTCGGTGTTATCTGGCTCTGGCCAGTTAAAATTCGGTGAGGTTGCCATTTTAGGTTAATGCTCCTGTCGCGTTGTTCCAGATAAGTGTACCATTTACGCCCGTCCAAGCTAATGAACTAGGAATGATTGTATCCCATTGAGTTGTCGATAAAGAGAACTCTGTTGCTGAAATGAATAGCGTGATCTCGGTAAAACTAGGTGTAGCTCTAAGTGCGACATTTTCAACAAAGCCATCAAAAGTGCCACCTAAGACATTGCTAGGCAAATTGTTAATAAGCATAGGCTGACCAAAAAACACCCCGATTAAAGAGTTACGCATCGCATCTGGCATGTCTGGATTATCTAGGCGAAAAGTAATAGCCCCAAGCGAAGCCTTAGGCACACGCCTTAAATTAAGCTCTCTGTTGGCGATATCCGTGATGTCTGCAAGGTTCTTGATGTTAGAGTCGAATGATCGCTCAAAGAGCCCATATGAGGCTATAGAGTCGGGATCTGATGTGCTGTAGGTGGAAGCATATCCAGTGGCGTAGCGATAGATAAGGCTGTTACGGATACGAGCAACCTGAGTTGTTGAGGTGATAGAGCTTGGTGTTGCATATGCGCCATCGAGGAAAGTATAGCCATTCGCTGAGAGCAGGTTAGATCTGTGGTCTGCATCTGCATATGAGACATCCCCGTCCTTCTCTTCGTAGAGCGTTCCAAGTGCGCTGTTAGCAATCTGATCTGTCAAGGTCTGAGACTTAGCAGTTGCACTAGCTGCAAGGGCAATCATTGTGTAAAAGCCTGAGTCCACTTCACCGATGTAAGTCTCTGCTTCGTTCCATGTTGTAGTTGCTGGGTATGTTTCCCATGTAACTGTTGGTGTGACTTCTGCCCATGACAGGTTAAGTGCTCCACCCAGAATTGCTGCGATCTGTGCGCCATCCAAGCCTTCTGCCAGAGCTGTGTTGTAAACAGCCTTAGTAAGTTTCGCCAGAGAGCCAATACCTAGAATAGTGCCAGTCGTAATATAGCCGCTTTCTTCTGGGCTACGCACTCCAATGTTGAAGTCTGATACTTCTCCGCCAAAAACTGTGACATAAGTGCCACCGCTGTTCTTAAGTTCTAAAGTAATTGGCTCTGTAACATTGATTGTAAAAGGTGCATTGTTTGAGTTGATGATTTCTACTCGGCAGTAACCTGCTGTGGGTTGTCTGTCAATGTCCACACGACCCGATGCAAATGAAACAGAGGTGACAGTCGTATAAACATCATCACCTACTGTTACGCGCCACTCTGGAAGCCATGTCATGCGATTGTAAGCGTTCCTCGTTCACGGGCTTCACGAAGTAATCTCTCGATTTCTTCTGCGATAGCGTTAGGATCTCCAATACCTGCATTGACTGTTATGTTGTATTGAGCGGCAGCCTGAGCAGCGTATCTTGATCCGCTTACTGCCCCTGATACTCCTGCCCCACCTGATAAACCCTGCAACAAAGATGATCGGGCAACATCTTCTAAATTGAGTTTCTGAGCAATCGTCTGCATGCCTAAAGAGCTCGCAGCCAATGCTTCTGTATCGGCTTTAGTTTGTAAATCTAATAACATAGTAAAAGCATCGGCTCTGGCTTGAATAGCCTCGGATGCTTCAATCAATGCGTTTGTTGAAGCTGCAAGTCCAACGCTCATTGGTATTGGAGCAATGTAATCTCCAGAAGGAATGCCAGAACCCAACGCCCCGCTTTTTGGAATCGGAGCCATAGCCTGAGTATTGGCTTGAGCAAGTAGATTAAGCATCTCGCGGATCTTACGTAATGCCTCATCTAGGTTTGCTTGGTTGATTAGATCGGCTGGCTTGAGACCTTTGAGGATTGATTCAATATCTTGCAATTTTACATTCTGACCAGATAGTGCGCTGAAGATTTTAAGATCTTCGTTAAGTCTCTTGGTTGCAGCAGTGATGGCTGCTTCATCTTTAGTAGCCAAGGCATCTTCTAGATCAGAAATCGACTTCTTGATGTTTAGGCGAGCAGTATCATTGGCAATCTGTAGTCTTTGTGTGTCGGTTGTGGACTTGGCTAATAATTCTGCTTGATTCTGGAGAGCTGCTGCATTTTGAATCTTATCCATGTCAAAGACTTCGTTGCCTTTGTTTAGGGCAAGGTTAGCCTTATCAATGGCTTGCTGTAGTTTCTTATCTTTGGTAATTTTGGCCTGAAGTGCTGCCTGATCCTTTATGAGTTTATTCAGTCTGGCTTGCTGTTGGACTTGACTCTGACCTGAAATGGTCATAGGTGTAGTAAAAGGCTTAGGCTTCTTCTTCATGAATCCAGAAGGATCACCCTCAATAATTAAATTGACAAATGGGGCTGTCTTTTCAATAAAGTCTGCAAGGCTTCCAGATACAGCCATAAGTGGAGCATTAATTGTTCGCACAATCTCGCTAAGAGTTGCCAAGAAAGCTGCTGCGTTGGTTGCAGCCGTTTCCATGTCGGTTGCCAATTCGTCTACTGAGGTATTGCCACTTAAAATGATAAGAGAATCAATGATGCCCTTACCTAGGATCTCTTGGACATTGGCAGATGCAACTTCCAATTTAGCCATTTGACCAGCAAGGCTATTGGCTGACTCTGTTGCTGCACCTGCAAAAGTTTTAGCAAGTTCCTCAGTTATATCTACAAAAGATTTAGTCTTTAGATCAGCCTTGGAAATGCCTACACCCAAGCGAGTAAGTGCTGCGTTGTTTCCTAAAAATGCACGGCTCAAAGCTGTTGTTACTGCGCCTAAATCCTTGCCTGTTGATGCAGAAATATCTAAGGCAATATTAAAAAGTCTTTGAGATTCGGCAGAATCGCGAGTGGCTACTGCTAATGTTTGATATGCAGGGCGAAGCAAGTCATCAACAATTCCAAACTCGCTTTGTAAAGATTGAATGTAGGCTTCAGAAGCTGCTGCATCTCTACCTAGTCCTACATTTTTAAGCGCTAAGGCTAACTGTTGCTGTGCTTTTTGATCCGCAACTGCTGCTTTAACCGCAGCTTTGCCATAAGCAAGAACCTGCGTAGTACCAAAAGCAAGACCAAAAGCACCTGCTAGTTTCTTAACATTCTTAGTGAGTTTATCTGTAGCAGTGTCTGCTTGCTTAAAGGCTTTATTGCCTACGAACTCCGCGGCAATATCAATCATTACATTAGCCATGATTTACACCTTTGCTCTTGCGTTTAGTTTGTCTGCTGCACCCTTGATTGCTGCTAGGACTGCTTCTCTTGCCTTGCCGTTGTTTTCTTCATAGGCACGAAATAAAGCGCGACCTTGCATCTTGTCGCGACCCCTCATCGGAGAGTTGTACTTGTCTTGCTGATTCTGTACGAATCTGCTTTGTGGAGTCTTGCGCCCCATAGTTTCATAGATTGCTCCAGCAGCACTCTTATTAAATACGCGAGCAAGAGATCTAAACCCTTTGCGATTAGGCTTTGATGGCGTTGTCTTATAACCAATGCCAGCCTTTACGATCCGAGCGTTATAAACAGGAAAGCGCGCATCTGACCCTTCGCGGGCTAACCATCCGCTTAGCACTTGACCATCATCTGGGAGATAACCCTTAGCAGCCTTTGTAATAGGCTTGAGAGCTGCTGCAACCTCTTTTGGTAAAGCTTTAGCAAGATCTGGACTGAACTGGCGTAGAGACTTTCTAAGAGCGATACCGCCCTTTACGCTTGCTGGCATCGCTCACCTCTTTCGCTTCATCCTTGAGCCCTTGCACTAATGCATCGAGCATGGTCTTATCTAAATCTAATAACTGCTGTGGCGCGATTCCCAATCTAATGCTTAGCCTAGCGATTAGATAGGTGAATGGAAGATCGCGCTTTAAGCTAAAGGGTCTGAATCAAGCACCTCGACACTCTTAAGTGTCTCGATAAAGTCAATCCCGAAAGGCTTAACAGATTCACCTGCTCTGCGTGTTACTTCCCATGCTAACCAATAGACATCGCTCTGCTTTTCTTCATCGCGAAACGCCTTATGGAAGCCCTTTTTAGCGTACTGCTCGAATGAGTACTCCACTGCTGGAGTGATCTCGCCTTCTAGTACGCTTCCATCTGTACGGACGATCTTTAGTTTTGCCATGAGTTTGCCCCTTTGTTTAGTTTTTTAGAATGTGCCTGAAGTTGCTACTGCAACTGTTGAGTTAGCAGTAAATGTGATTGACTGTGTGCCAATGTCACCAACAGCACCATTAATGTCTGTTGTGTTATTGACTAGCAATGAAACAGTGTAAAGAGGGTTAGTCGCTGAGACTATTGTTCCCTTTGTCTGTAGGAATACTGCTGTAACAGTTGTTCCCCAAGCAGCTTGCAATGTTTGCAATGTCTTGCTTGTTGCTGTGTCGTTTAAGAAGTCGATTGTGACAGTTGATGCTTCCAAGCCCTTAACGAACTTGTGTGCTGTGTCGCCCATCGCTGTGACTTCTAGCTCGTCAAATGTGCGGTTAATTGTTACAGATGTTACTAGGTCTGAAAGATCGACAGAGTTGATCTTCACGCCGACCAAGTTATTTAGAAATACAGCCATGAGATTATTCCTCGTCCTTCTTAGTAGTTACTGGCTTTGATGGTGTTGGTACAACCTGTCCGATCTTGATCAGAAAGGCTTCGTTCTCTTTTTCCCAATCGGACATGCTTAACTCCAACTCGTTAGGATTGATACGGACATCTCGCAGCTGAGAAGGTCTCCCGATGCAGCGTTGAGAATACTTGGTGCGCTGATTGCGCTTACATTATAGACGAGAGATGATGCTGCGAGCTTTGCGAACACGCCACAGACAGTATCTTCAATCCCGTTGAGGTTGCCTTCGTTATCGAACAAAGGCACAGTCATAATAATCTTAAAGTTTGCCATTGGGCTAATACCAATGTGCTGATTGTTAGTTGGTGTCAGATACGGATCGTCCGGAGACACAATTACAGAGTTAGCCAATACTGTTGCAGGTGGAAAGGCAAAAGTCTGCCACTTAGCATTGTCTACTAAAGCAGTTGCTAAAGTGGTTCTAAGAGTGGTGACGGCAACAGGCATCAGCCCACCATCGAACGCGGATCAAGTGCGTGAGCGATCAATCCTCGCACCTTAGCGAGAAGCT